GTTGCCGTGATCGGTGGCTGGGTTGCCCTTAAATTCAGTCTCAGCGCCGTGGTAGGCGCGCACCATTTCACGGATTACCGCATCGGGCTTTTGCCAAGGGCTAAGGCCAAGGATAGCCCCGGCCCTGCTGCCCGTTATGCGCATATTGCGCGATTCGTGCCACGCTGCGCTTTTCTGCGCTACAATTTGATCAGCCATGTTTTATCTCTTTTTGCATGGTGTTTTTAATAGCCCGCTTTATGCGGGCTTTTTTTGTGTTCTAAAAAGGTACATCGTCCGTGTCAATGGCGGGGGTCGGCGCGGCTTTTACTGGCGCAGCAGCCTGCGCACCATCTTTGCGAGGGCTGACCGCTTTTACCCAGTTGCCGCTTTTGCTCTTGTCTTCCAGCTCCCAAACCCCAAGCAACAGCACCATGGGGCGGTTGCAAAGGTGCTGCAGGCTTTGGTCGCCTGGCGAATCTTCGCCCGCCGATTCCATGGCTGAAAAGAGCTTGCCGCCCGCGTTGGTGGCAATGGCAGCGAGCATTTTGCGATGCGCCGCGCTTTTTGCATCGTCGTACACCTGCAGCTTTTGAAAAATCACGCGGTTCGCGTGTTGCTCAGGCTGGCTAATGCGCCACTTGAGCTTGATGTAGGTCTTGAAATCGTAGGTTTCGTTTTTGGCTTCCTCGCAGATAGCCAGAACGCGCGTTCCATCTGGTATAGGCTGCAGGCTACCACCTCCAAGCTCAAAAATTCCAGCGCCTTTGGTGTCTTGCTTTTCAAAAAATGACATGATTATTTTCCTTGGCCGTAAAACTTAATGAATTGGGTGATTGGGTTTGTGCCATAAGGCACATCGATTTCGGCGGGCATACCGTAGCGGTTTTTGGCGTTGATGTAGCCGACTTGCCCGTCGCCCGTGGTAATGAGCTTGCGGTCGCCCGTTTGCGTGACACGCCCGTACTTGGTAGTTTGACCTTTGCGATTTTGGTCACTGCCAACGACGAATTCTTCTTTTTTCAAGTAAAGAACCGCGTCGCTTTGCGATACATAAGGCGCTAGCGCCTGGGCATCCATATCTAGGCTAAAAACACTGTAATCAGCCGCCGCATCGGGGCGGTTGCGGATTTTCTTAATGCCAGTGTGTGCCAAGAAAACCACGGCCATGCCCTTGACGGCGCGAAGCTGCTCGCACTTATAGATAAACTCAGCGTGCCAGCTTGCGACCTCAGCAAAGCCTTTATGGAAACCGCCGCTAGCATCGGCTACCGTGCCAACACCGTCACGCAGTGCGATTTCATGCCCAAACAGCGCGTCTAGCGTGGTGACGCTATCGACTACCAATGTTTGGTAATCGTGCCCCTCGGACATCAATTCATCCATGATGGCGATAAGCGCGTCTTTGGTGCTGCGCGTCATGTTGCCAGCATCATCCTTTGCAGCTTTTGGCAGGCGCGGCAAAACATCTGGCTGTGCATCATCGTCCCAGTTTTCAAAAACGGCTGTGCCGTCCTCTGTGGGCAAAATGATAGCCTTGGGGAAAAGCGCCCCAAGCGTGGTTTTGCCAGTGCCTGGCGTTCCAACGATGGTGATAAGCGGCGGCTTGGCTTTGGGCTTGCTAGCCCGCGATAGGATTCCCATTCTCTTTCTCCTTTTGGTTACAGAATCGCACCAGTAATTGAATAGTGCGTAAATTAGGGTTCTTGTTTGACCCCTTCATAATGGCCTCAATAGTGGTAAGGCTTACGCCTGACCATACTGAAATCTCTTTGGTTGAATACGGCATCAGCCGTTGAATCAAGTCCTCTAGCACATTGCTGCTCCTTTGGTTATGAAGGCTCTATAGTAATCCAAAGAGCCTCCAAATTTCATTTATGCTTTGTAAAGATGGGTAAAGCTGCGGCCATTTTTGCCCGCTATGGTTTGGGCTTTTATCGCGCCTTGGCTGCAAAGATGGTCTATGGCCTTTTCCACATCTTCGGCGCTGACCTTGCTGCGACCAACAGCGTTGCGCACACGCCCTGCTGTGGTGTGTTCGCCAGCCTCTAGCTTGGACATGAAGCGCATGATGCCAGATAGCAGCCCATCCCCGCGCTCGCTTGGCTTGCGGCTGGTGAGCTGCTCGGAGCTACGCGCGCGCTCGATTTTGTCGAGTGTGACTGCTTTTATGAGTTCGTGCGCCCATTCCATCTCGACGCGGGTGATTACGCCAGTGCCTGCTGCCAAGATGCCTGCCACCTTGATGGCTAGCTCTTTAGCGCCAAGGGCTTGGCTCTCTAGGCCGCTGCCACTATCGCGCTCGAATTCGGCTTTTTCGTGCCAGTAAGCGCCCACCTTGACCAGAAATGCCTCACCATCTGGTGCCCACACGATGCGCCTCCAATCGCCCCCGCGCTCGATGCGCTCGGTTTTGCCAGCCGTGGCATGGCCAGCCGTGGCCAGCGCGGTGAGTTTGGTTAGGATGGCTGCAGGCATTGGCGCTTGGCTAACAGTGCTTGGTGGTTTTTCCACTGGCACGGTCTCCTCTTCCTCGAAAATCAAAGCCCGCCCCAAAAAGCCGCCAGTCAGTAGCCAAGTGTCCTTTTCTAGCGCAGCGGTAAAACTGCCAGGCTCAGATAGCCCAAAGAAGGTCAGGTATGGCTGCACTAGGCCGCTTTGCGCAGCGTCTAGGGCTTTGTATGCTTTGGCTAGCTCTCCATCTGGTTCGCGCTTAGCCACATCTCTGGGGCTTTCGCCGTCTTCAAGTCCTAGGCGCTTGGCCACCACTGCGATGCGTCGCTCTGCATCGGCTTGCATCTCTCGCTTCATATCGCCCGATAGCCCATGCACCCCGTTTGCCTCGGAGTACATGGCAATCATCTCAGCGAGCAAATCCTCCAAGTAGTGCGCCCCGCTTCGCGCTGCGCCAGCTAGCTTTTCAAGCTGCTTACCAAATTCGTCATACACATAAAAGATGGCTTGGTGCTGGATGGCGTTTCGCACCAGTTCTTGCGAGGATTTGAATTTACCGTGCGCGGCTGGAAGCAGCCCAAGGGCTTGATGCGCCTCGTCTATGCAGCGTTTGATAGCGCCCTTGCCCGTGCGTGAGCCAGCGATGCCGATGGTGATAAGGTTTAGGCTGGTGTCGCGGCCTGCTACCAAGTGCGTTAGGCCAGATGCATTGCTGACAATTTGCAGCGCGGCTGCGACGGCTAGGTGTTCGCGTGGAAATGCGCAGCGGCTGTTTATCCACTGGGTAATCTGCCCTACCAGCCCGGGCGGGTTTAGAAGGTCTGCGCCGCTGGCTTTTTTGGCTGCCGCTTGCTGCGCTGGTGATGCTTCGCTTTGTGGCGCTGCTTCATCATTCCATTGCGTGTCGTCCACAAATTCCACTGGTGGCGTATAGCCCCCATCTCGCGCCAATTTGTACAGAGTGCCAACCGTGACAGGGTTTGCGCTTTTGCCGAATGAGTGCCATTTCATCGACAGTAAATCGTCTTTTTCGTCGGGGTTGCCAGCCCTAGACCACTGCGCCCATAGCTCATAGCCAGCTTGAGCGCCGCCAGTCGCATTGTGCAAGGCCATACCTATCTGCACCCATAGATGGTAGTCCTTCCCATCGTTTGGTATGTGATGCATCATGGCCGTGATCTGCTCTTGGTCAGGCGCATCTACGCTAGCTAGAGAGATGGATGCCTTGCGCTTGAGTAGCTCCACCAGCGAATCTGGTGCATCAGTGACATCGGCGGGGCAGCCATGGAGCGCATCATATCTATGGCCGCTGGCGTGTAGGCTATACGCGCCCACCACAAACCCGCTGCTTTTGAAGTCGATGCCTGGCAGGTGCTTAACCTGCCCGCTTAGCGACATACCATGCGGCGCTTTGAAATACCAGTGCTCCCCGTTTTGGCTGCCCGTTTGAACGATGTAGCCACACGCTGCGCGGATTTCGGCCAGCTGCTTCGCGCTCTCCCAGCCCCCATTGCGACCGTCCACATCTACCACCAGCAGGCCGCTAGTGCTTACCACGATGCCGTGCCCGTCTATGAGTTGGTTTCCAAAGAAGTGACCGTCTTCATCTTCCAAGTAGGCAAGCTGTTCAGCGTCCCAATGGGGCGTATGTTGCCAATTGGCAGTTTTTGGGTGCTTGCCTATGGCCTCGCATTTGGGGTTGCCGCAGCCGCAGGCTAGCGAGCCGTTTTCATCGCGGGTTATGGGGTGAAGCGGAAAAATGCGCCAGCCTGCTGCCAGCGCGTCGGTGTAGTCCATCATGTTTTTGCTCTCCTTATCGGGTCATTGCCCAGTTGCCGTTGCGGTCGGTGGGTAAATCTAATCATTCGTTATATTTT